ATCATGGGGTTGCTCCTGTAGTTGAGGGGGGATCACACTCCAATGCCCAAGAGGGCATCAGGCTGTAATCAGCGTCCAATGTGGGATAGGTTTTTATCTACCGTCTCGGTGGACGGTGCAGGGCGTGGCCCCTGCCTGTATTGAACCCTTGCGGGAAAGCCTCTCGACTTTTACCTCCACAGACCGACCATATAGTGGGCCGTTCACTGTCCAGATCTAACCCGTCTGGCAGGGGACAGAGGCCGGGGCGACTGTCGCGGTCCGATCACCGCATCACACTATCGCTAGTGCTTGGCTGCATTCTAGTGCCAGTTCTTGTGTAAACGCAATACCCTCATGAATTAGTGGGGAATTGATGGCTGGGGCTGGCCAAGTGGTTAAAAGAATATTGCTCAGACCGTTATGGGTAAAACAAGTAGACCGTCTGGTAATTTAGAACAGATTTGAGGCACGATCGGGGGTTCAGGCTACCTACCCCTTGACCAAGGTCCGATCGCCTTTTTAACGCCGTTTTCGAAATTTCTATAACGAATTTATCCACAGGGTTATCCACAGGCTGTATCCACAGGTTGCCCACAGTTGATGGCCAGTTTTCATTGGGAGATGCTTAAAAAGCAGGCAAAACTAAGGTTGACTTGCGGGCCAGACGGGTGGACAATTGGCCTGTAAATGCGAACAGTGCTGGGCAGGCATACAGTCTGTCGGCACATACAGTATGTAAGGGGATACAGCATGGGGAAAATGACAGGCCCGGATTACCAGCGGATGCTGGAGCAGGCTGGGGATGAGGCCGAGCAGGCAGCAGATGATCAAACCTTGAACGATCTGATCGACCAGCGTTTAAATGCACTGGGCGCAGGCATCGGTGACTTGGGTGAGCCTGAAGCAGCAGCAGCGGCAGCAGAGGGACCAAGGGTAAGGATAGATGGTCAAGTGGTAGGCATCAGCGAGGCAAGGGCAAGACCTCTCACGCCGGCAATGGTCAGGTTCGCTCAGGGTGTTATAGAGGGAAAAAGCAGGCGGCAGGCATACAGGGATGCTTACCCCAATGCTAAGGGGGGAGACGCAACGATCAGCGCTTGTGCGCACCGTCTGAGTAAGGATCCAAGGATCAAGCAGATGATACAGACCGGCTGGGATGAGACGGCCGAGGCACTGGCAGATGATGCAGCAGCGCAGCGCAGGTATGTGAGCAGGAGCCTTGTTGCACTGAGCAGGGCAGGCAAGCAAGAGACAACCCGTCTCCGAGCATTGGAGCTACTGGGCAGAGCAGCAGGCATCTTCAAGGATCAGCAGGCAGAGCAGGACAAACCACTGACCGCCGAGCAGTTGCGGCAGGAGTTGGCTGGGCATTTAAAGCTTGTGAGCAACAGCAAGACCAAGGGCAGCGGCGCAGCGTGACGCGGGTTTAAACGCTAGGGGAGAAGGTACTGGTTTCTGGAACGAGTCGACCCCACCGGAGGGGGGAGGGGGCATTTCTCGCGTGACGGCCCCACAGTTGTCTACGCTCGATTCCACACAAACGATTCCCAAACGATTCCCCCAGAAACACCCCCCATCACATTCCAAATCCAACCCCCCCCGGGGTATATAAAATTTAAACATTGAAAATGCGAACATTGAGGGTATACTGTGTTCGCAGGAATTAATATGGACGACATTAAAGATTACGCTTACCCAACAATGATGGCAGAGAATGCTTTGAAGAAGCTTCATTTGGGTGTTATCAATGGGGACATGGACGGTGCGAGGCGAGAGGCTTACGCTGCGGTGCAATGGATGTTGGAAGTGATTGATTGTTTGAGGGTGATGGATGCCAAGGCCAAAGGCTAAGATGACTCAGAGGTGGGAAGGGGTTTTGAGGTTTATCAAGGCTTACCACCGTCTGCATGGTGTATCGCCTTCTTATGAGGTGATGGCGAAGGCTTTGGGGATGAAGTCGAGGTCTAACATGCACAGGGTTGTTAAGAGGTTAGAAGAGGAGGGGCATTTGTCTGTCCGGCCTCGGAAGTTTCATGGGGTTAAGGTTGTGGATCGGTCTGTAATGGAGATTGGTGCTCTATGAGTCTTTTGTCCCAACAGGAGCTTGGGAAGTACTTGGGTGCTATTAATTCTGCTTCCCCTGAGCAGAGGAAGAAGATTCAGCAGTTGATTGAGCTTGATCGGCTTGAGAGGTGCAAAGAGTCTTACTTGTTCTTTGTTCAGCAGATGTGGCCGGTGTTTATTTCTGGCCAGCATCACAAGATCATGGCAGATGCCTTCGAGAGGGTTGCGAGGGGGGAGCTTAAGAGGTTGATTATTAATATGCCTCCCCGGCATACGAAGTCGGAGTTTGCTTCGTACCTGCTTCCCGCGTGGTTCCTTGGGAAGTTTCCTCAGAAGAAGATTATTCAGACTGCCCACACAGCAGAGTTGGCTGTCGGCTTTGGCCGGAAAGTTAGGAATCTGGTTCAGTCGGAGCATTACCAGAAGGTGTTCCAGACAAAGCTGTCCACAGATTCAAAGGCAGCAGGACGGTGGAACACAGAACAAGGCGGGGATTACTTCGCCATCGGTGTTGGCGGTGCTGTGACGGGTAAGGGTGCTGACATCCTTGTGATTGATGACCCGCATTCCGAACAAGAAGCGAAACAAGGCAACCCTGCGGTCTATGACGGGGTGTATGAATGGTACACATCCGGTCCTCGCCAGCGTCTACAGCCCGGTGGAGCCATCATCATTGTGATGACCCGGTGGTCCAAAAGAGATCTAACAGGGCAGATCCTTAAGAATTCTTCAAAAGACGGTACAGATGACTGGGAAGTGATTGAATTCCCTGCCATCCTTCCCTCGGGTAATCCCTTATGGCCCGGGTTTTGGAAGAAAACTGAGCTTGAAGCCATCAAAGCAGAGATTCCTGTCGCTAAATGGGAAGCTCAGTACCAACAAAATCCCACCTCGGAAGAGGGAGCCATTGTCAAAAGGGACCAATGGAAGATCTGGGAGGCAGATGACCCCCCAGAATGCGAGTACATCATCCAAAGCTGGGATACAGCCTTTGAAAAACACAACAGGGCAGACTACTCAGCCTGCACAACATGGGGTGTTTTCCGCAAAGAGAACGAAAAAGGCTCATTTAAGCCCAATATCATTCTCTTGGATGCCTTCAAAGAGCGCATGGAGTTTCCAGAATTGAAGGCAAAGGCTTATGATCTATGGAAATACTGGAACCCCGACACATTAATTGTGGAAAAGAGGGCTGCCGGGTCTCCTTTGATCTATGAACTGAGAAAAATTGGAATCCCTTTGTCAGAATACACCCCATACAAAGGGCAGGACAAGATTGCTCGGGTCAACTCCATCGCGGATCTCTTCGCATCCGGGGTGGTTTGGAGGCCAGAAACCCGCTGGGCAGAGGAAGTTGTGGAAGAAATGGCGTCTTTCCCAAATGGGGACCATGATGACCTCGTGGACTCCTCCTCTCAAGCCCTTATGAGGTTTCGTCAGGGAGGCTTTATCTCTATTGCCTCCGACGACGAAGACGATGAAAAACCATTCTTTAGACGCCGTGTTGAATACTATTGAGGACCGTCATGGCCACCAACTTTGACCCAACTTTGTCCCCTTTCGATCTCGAAATGATGACCGACGAGCCGGTTATTGAGATTGAAGTTGAAAACCCCGAATCCATGAAAGTTGGAATCGACGGGATTGAGATCGATCTAGAGCCTTCCTCCAAAATGTCTGAAGATTTCGACGCAAATCTGGCAGAAGACATGGACGAAGGCGAGCTTTCCACACTTGCCTCAGAGCTTGTCGGCCTTATTGACGCCGACATTAACTCCAGAAAAGACTGGTCCGACATGTTTGTCAAAGGACTGGAAGTTCTGGGCATGAAATATGAAGAGAGGGCAGAGCCTTGGCTTGGAGCCTGTGGCGTCTACAGCCCAATCCTGACGGAAGCTGCCATCCGGTTCCAGTCAGAGATGATTACCGAGACATTCCCGGCTCGCGGCCCAGTTAAGACCCAAATCATCGGAGAAGTTACAAAATTCAATCAGGAATCGGCAGATCGTGTCCGGGAAGACATGAACTACCGCCTGACAGAAGAAATGATTGAGTACCGCCCAGAGCATGAGCGGATGCTTTATGCCCTCGGCCTGTCCGGCGCTGCGTTTAAAAAGATCTACTACGACCCAGCCGTTGGCCGGCAAGTCGCCCCATTCATCCCGGCAGAAGACATCATCATGCCCTACGGGGCAAGCAATGTTTACAGCGCCGAGCGGGTCACGCACCTCATGCGCAAAACCAAGAACGACCTCAAAAAGCTTCAGGCAGAAGGCTTTTACAGGGAAGTTGAACTCGGAGAACCCGTCAGAATCTTCACCGACATTGAGAAGAAAAAGGCTGAAGAGCAAGGGTATTCCCTAACAGATGATGACCGTTACCAGATTATGGAGGTCCATGTGGACTGGAATCTGGAAGGCGAAGATGAAGACATCGCTCTTCCCTACGTCATCACCATCGATCGGGGAACCACAAAGGTTCTGTCAATCCGCAGGAACTGGGACGAGAGTGACAAGCGCAAGAAGAAGCGCCAGCATTTTGTCCAGTACACCTACATCCCCGGCTTTGGGGCTTACGGCTTGGGCTACATCCACATCATCGGTGGCTATGCCCGCGCCGGCACAGCAATCATCAGGCAGCTTGTTGATGCAGGAACCCTGTCCAACCTCCCGGGTGGACTGAAGAGCCGTGGTCTGCGGATCAAGGGAGATGACACCCCCATCGCCCCCGGAGAATTCCGAGATGTTGATGTACCGTCCGGAACGGTGCGAGACAACATCATGCACCTGCCTTACAAAGAACCAAGTCAGGTTCTTGCTGCCCTTCTGGAGAAGATTACAGAAGATGGCCGCAGGCTCGCCGGCATCGCAGATCTCAAGGTCAGCGACATGTCAGCCCAAGCCCCAGTCGGGACAACGCTCGCCATCCTTGAGAGGCAGCTTAAGACAATGTCCGCTGTGCAGGCCCGCGTCCATGCAGCCCTGCGTATGGAGTTTAAACTCCTCAAACAGATTATCCGCGACTTCATGCCGTCGGACTATTCCTACATCCCAGAAGGCGGTGATCGGACGGCAAAACAATCCGATTACGACCTCGTAGAGGTGATCCCGGTCAGTGATCCCAACGCCGCCACAATGGCCCAGCGGATCATGCAATACCAAGCTGCCCTTCAGCTTGCTCAGGGCGCACCTCAGATCTATGACCTGCCACAACTGCACAGGCAGATGCTTGAGGTTCTAGGGATCAAGAACGCAGACAAGCTTGTACCTCTTGAAGAGGATCAAAAGCCCCGTGATCCTCTGAGTGAGAACATGAGCTTCCTAACAGGAAAGCCCACAAAAGCTTTTATCTATCAGAACCACGAAGCCCATATTGCAACCCATATGGCCCTCATGCAAGACCCGGGCATCATGGGCTTGATTGGACAAAGCCCAATGGCCCAGCAGATGCAGGGCGCAATCATGTCTCACATCTCCGAGCACTTGGCCTTTGCCTACAGGAACAAGGTCCAAGAACAGCTTGGTGTGGAGCTTACCCCTCCCGACGCAGAACTTTCAGAGCAAATGGAAGTTCAGATCTCTGGCCTTATTGCTCAGGCTGCACAACAGCTTTTGCAAACAAATGTCTCGCAGGCTCAACAACAGCAGGCGCAGCAAAAGGCACAAGA